TGTACTCGGCCAGCAGGATCGACCGGTCGATGGTGATCGCCATCTGCTTCGTCGCGTCGTCGGTGAACATCGACATCAGGGCGGGCTTCGCCTGATACTCGAGAACGTCCGACACGTTGACGCCGAAATACTTCGCTTGGTCGATGTTCAGGTCGACCTTGTTCGGGGTCGGGACTTGGTAGTTGAGGTTCTGGCCGATGGTGTAGTCGGAGATGGCGATGGTCGGGATGTTGTTGATGGTGATCGTGTCACCCATCCCCTTGATCTCGCCCTCGTAGGACGTGTTCGCGATCTCCCCGAAGACGGTGGTGGCGTAGAACTTCACGTTCAGCTTGCCGGACCACAGCTGCGGAATGAACGTCCCCGAGTAGGCGGGGTTGGTCAGGAACGGTGCCTGTACGGCGGGGCCTTGCTGGGCCATGAGCATAACTCACGCTGGAGGGGGGTTGAGAGCCCCCCTCAAGGCGCGGTCCTACCGGACGCGCCCCTCAGCGAGAGCCCTGTCGATGTCCGCCTCGATGCGTTGCGCGTCAGCTAGGCGACCTCGGTACTCACCCCTGGCGAAGTCCTTGTAGAACTGATCCATCTCGGAGACAGACCAGACCTTCTTGCCATCGTCGGGCTCGGGCACCGGGGTCGTCCGGGCTTGGCCGGGCGACACAAGTTCGGCGAGTTCGGCTTGCGGGTCGGCCGGGGGAGGCGGCGGTGCGGGTGCAGGCGGTGTGGCCCCGAGGAACTGGTTGAAGACCTTGGCCGTGCGGTCCGCGTCGAACGCGGCGAACGCGGCCTGCAGGATGTCGTTGCGGACCAGACCCGAGAAGTCGTCCAGCTGCACGAGCCAGTCCTTGAAGTCCTGGCGTGCGTCGGTCTCCTCGTAGGCCGGGCATTGCTTCGCCAACTCGGTGAAGTATTTCGCCCGTCGGTCGTCCGTGACGTTCTCCGTCATGGTCTCAACTCGCGTCGCCTGGGCCGCCATCTGCTTACGCATATCGGCGATCTCGCCCTGCAGTTTGGCCTTCTCCCCAGCGTCCGTTTCCACGGCCACACGGCGGATCAGGTCAATCAGGTCGGCTCCGTAAGTCTCCGTGTCGTCGTCGGTGATGAGCTTCGGGGCGGCCGCGGCAGGCGCTGGCTCCGGTGTCGGCGCGGGCTTGGCGGCGCGGAGTTCTTCGATCTGCCGGTTCAGGTCAACGATCTGGTTCCTCAAGCCAGGAACCTCGGCGTTGTACTTGCCCTGCAGGGTCTGGAACTTGTGCTGCCAGTCCTCGGCGGCCGGGGGCGGCGTCGGGGGCGGCTCGGCCTGGGGCTCCGGGGCGTCGGGGTCTGGTGTCTCCTGGGGTGGCGGAGCGGCCGCTTTGGCCATCTCCTCGTCCAGGGCTTCCATAGCCTCGGCCTGCCGTCTCACGGCGTCGGGCACACGGTCGATCATCTACGTCTCCAGCTGCAACTCGGGGGTCGGACGGACCGGTGTCCCCTATGGTCAGCTACGCCAGGGGCGCGCTGCGTCCCTGCTTGGCCAGCATAGACCGGGCGCTCTGCACGGTCTGCCGGAATTCTCGGAGAGCGAGAACCCTGCCTCTGAACTCATGGACGTCTGCGGTGTCCCGCGCGCCCAGGAGACGGAGCGTCAGCGCCTCGATCTCGGCCTCGATCAAGCCCTCGATCTCCCGCCATCTCGGTGTCTCCTGCATCTGCACGAGGGCGATGAGGGCGTCCGGCGACGGGGTCGTGAGCATTGCGGGCGACGCTGATGTCGCTGGCGTCTTTTGTCAATGCCCTGCCCCGAACGTATCGGTGACGGGTGCGCCGTTGGTCAGCTGCTGGCCGTTGGTCTCGGTCGCGCCGGGGCCGGGCGGCGAGCCGCCCAGAGCACCACCCGCCGCAGGCCCGCCGCCCGCTCCGCCCGCGCCCGGCGCCCCACCTTGGGGCTGGGCCTGGAGGGCTGACTGGACCTGCAGTTTCTGCCGGAGCGTGTCGGTGTCCGGCACCACCTTGTCGGTGTCCATCTGCAGGGTCTTCGCCGTTTCCCGCAGGACGGCGGCGCGGCCCTCGATGCCCATGATCTGCATGTCGATAGGGTTGGCCGTGGTCGCCAGGAACTCGTTACGGCGCACCTGGGCGGCGTCCTTGGCAACGATGTTCGACGCGCCCTTGGCGACGATGCAGACGTCGCCCTTGAGCTCGGGGTCGGTCTCGTAGCGCATGTTGAAGTAGTACAGGCGCTCCAGCAGCGGCTCCATGATGTTGAGGTCGATGTTCTTGATCACCGAAGTGATCATCTTCCCGGCGTTGCCCATCATCATCGACATGCCGGACGCCGTCCGCCCGGCCCCGCCCGCCACCGCGTTGCCGGTCATGTAGCGCGGGATGCCAGAATACTCGTCGGCCATCACCGTGAACTTATCGAACAGCTGCATCAGGTCGCCGAGGATCGACTGCGGCTGGAAGAACCGGATCGGCGGGTCGCTGGTCGACCCGCCCATCGGGTCCGAGTTCAGCTGCCAGATGCGCCACGGCTTCAACTGGGTGATCTGTTCCCCGGCCGCGATGCGGTCGGTCAGGATGCCCACCTGCGGCCCGGAGGCCAGCGCTGCGTTGTTGATCATCGAGCGGGCCGCGGCGTTGCAGATGTCCTGCGGGTCGCTCACGAGGTCGGCGACGGAATGGCCCCAGAAGTTGCCCGGCACGCGTTCGTAGCTGGTCGCGTAGTACGGCTTGCGGTTCAGCGGGTCGGGATTGAGCATCGCCTTGATGACGTACGGCCCGATCAGCCAGCCCTCGATCTGGTACTCCCGCATCGGCTCAGGGACCTGCGCCCGGGTCATCCCCCAGTCGAGCAGCAGCTGACCCTGCACGTTGCCCCAGTACTGCAGCGCGTCGATCAGCTGGTCGGGGTTGGAGGCCAGTGACGTCGACGGGCGGCCCGCGGCGTCCTCGTGGTCGAAGTCGTCGTACAGCCAGGAGCGCAGGCCGCTGCGGCCGTAGTTCTCCAGCACCATGTCGATCGCGCCGCTGTCGTAGCCGGGCACGCCCTTGAGGTCCTGCAGGTTGTCCCGGCTCAGGCTGTGCTTCTCAATCATGTCGCCGTTGTCGACGCAGGTCGCCGAGGGCGAAGGGTAGAACTTGAACGGATCGACCCGGTCCCATTGCTTGACCAGCTTGACGTTGACGACCGGCTGGCCATCCGGCCCCCAGGTCAGGGTCGGCTTCATGCGGATCACCGGCCCCTTGAGGATGGCGGCCGGGAAGGTCGTCAGGTCGTTGATGAAGTCGTCCATCGCATCGAGGAACCCACCCTCGGTCAGCTGATCCTCCATCTTGTTGGCCATGCGCTCGACGCGCTTGTCGGCCTCCTGGCGCACCGCCTCCAGGGCTTGGTCCTTCATCATCGACATCATGTGGAGGGTCGCCATCGGGTCGGGCGGCTCACCCTGTCCCGCCGCCGCGGCTTTCAGCTGCTCCTTGAGCGGCTGCATCGCCTGTTGGACGATCAGGTCGTTGACCTCGATCGGAAGCTCCGGGACCGCTGTGGCCTTCACGGACCAGGGGCGCTCGTCGCCGGTGGTCATCATCACGTCCCTGATCCACGCCGCGGCCGCCCGGCACTTCTGCCCGGTGATGCCCGCGTAGACCTCGCTCCCGCCCTCGACCCGGATCGCCGACAGCTTCTGCGGCGTGTACATGCTGCGCCGCGCCCGCATGTTGTCGATCATCCGCTGCTCGACGTCGCTGAACCGCCGCGCATCGCGCGCCACCCAGAACTTGTGGTGGATGTGCCCGGCCAGCCCGGTGATCAGCGGCTGCGCCTGCCGCCCCTCGGCGGCGGCGCGGGTGTCAGCCTCCTGCTGCTGCAGCGCGCCCAGGGACATGGCCCGCATGGCGGGGTGCTGGATGACTACGGCGGTGCCCGCTCCGCCCGCTGGCGGGCTTCCTAGGGGCGGCTGAGGGCCAACCGTTGCGGCTTGCCCGTAAGGAGTTGCGCCGATCGCCATGGCTGATCCTATCCCTCGTGTGCGCGCCTACGTCCAGCCCAAGGCGTTGACCCGCTGCACCGGCCGCGCCTGCTGGCGTGCGCTCCAGGCGTTGCCGCCCTGCTCGGCGTCGGCGTGCAGGCAGGCGTACTGGTCGGCGTCGGCGATGTGGCTGTGGTTGTTCTTCTCCGGCGCATCCTCGGCGTCGCCGGACTTCTTCAGCCGGTAGCGGTAGCCGCCCCGGTAGGCGGTGATCAGCGGCTTCGCGCCTTCCGGACACAGGAGCCGGGCCGGGCCGCCGTCGATCTGCCGGTTGAGGAACTTCTCCACCGCGCCGACCCGGGCCGCGGTGACGTTGGTCCGCGCCGGGAAGCAGGTCAGCTTGGCGGCGCGGACCATCTCGAAGCAGGTCCGCTCGTCGGTCTGGGCGCGCGCCTGTCCGGCCGGATCGCCCACGACCACCACCGGAAAGTTCGGAAACTTCGACGCCAGCAAGGGCTTGAGCTTGGTTTCGAGGAACCGCTCGATGCCCATGTTGTCCGAGGTCAGGGCGTCGTAGGTCAGGAACCTCGCGCGCAGGTCCAGCTGGTTGATCGTCGCGCTCGGGTTCAGCCCGAAGTCCATGCCGATGATCAGCGGCCGCTCGCTCATGCGGACCGGCAGCAGGCGGGTCTTGGCGACGTGGAACTCGGGCTTGAACGTCCGGTAGACGGGCAGCCCGGCCAGGGTCTTGCCGAACTTGGCGTGGATGTAGACGTCGATCCAGTCCTCGGACTTCCCCTTCATCAGGTTGGAGTAATAATCCTGGGGAAGGTACTCCAGCCAGTCCGCCTCCGCGGACATCCCCGACGGCTGGAAGTGGCAGCTGACGTTCGAGGGCGGGTCGGTCAGCAGCTTCTCCCAGTGGGTGTCGATGTCCGGGGGATTGGAGCATCCCCAGATGTGCTTGTTCTCCCGGCCGTCATCGGTGACGCAGCCGACCCCGTTGTCGAGCTTGGAGGGGTAGCGTCCCACCCGCCCCTGGAGGGCGTCGTAGACGGCTTGGTTGATCTCCCGGAACTCGTCGAGGATGCCGAATGACGTCTGCAGCGAGAGTAGACGGCGCACATCGTTCTGGTCGTCCAGGCCACGGAACAGCACCTCGCATTCCACATTGCTGAAGCGGAGCAGGAACTTCAGGTCGGTGCGCACGAAGGTCCCGGCCAGTCCGTCCGGGAACCAACGCAAGAAATCGGGAATACTCGTATCCTTGAGTTGCTCACGAGTATTACGCACCCAGACGGCTTTACTTCTACGGATGCCGTCCCTGCACGGAGCCATCTGCGACGCGTGATACGCGATCTTCATGATGGCTGCAGTCGTCTTCGTGCTGCCGACTGGACCGACGATCAGGCTCACGAACCGGTCGTCGATGAAGAACCCGGAGACGCTGGGCGGCGGTGAGTAGGTCAGGACCTCTGCCACGAGTTATCCACAGCGCTCGAAACAAATCCCCAGCCGCTGCGCGGCTGGGGCAGGTGGGCCACCCGGAAGGATCAGGCTTGCAGGAACCGGTTCCACTTGTTGACCGCGCCGACCGCGGTGCAGAGGTACAGCGCCGCGACACCCGCGGCCTGGGCCACGCCGGTCGCGGTGGCCACGCCGTTGATGGTGTCGGTGCCGGACCCGAACACCTGCATCGAGGCCGCGCCCTGGTTCACCACGAGGATGCTGTCGTTGAGGTTGGGAGCCGGGCCGAGCTTCACGGCGTCGGCGGCGGTCGCCACGGTGCCCACGTAGTTGACCACGCTGGGCAGCAGGAGCGCGGTCGCCTGGGTCCCCGCGGGCGTCGCGACGAGCCCCGAGGAGACCGGTCCCGAGGGGGGCAGCTGGGTGGCGAGTTGGGCGAGGGCCATCGAGGAAACTCCTGCAGGGGCGTCGATGGCTGCGGACGCTACCCCAGCT